TTGAGATATTAATGGAAGAACACGATATGGACATTACAGAAGCCGAAGAATATTATGAATATAATATAGCCGGAGCATATGTGGGCGACAGCACTCCTGTATTTATGGAGTTTTAAATGAATGCCAAAGAAGCTGATTTTAAAGGAAAAACAAAACTAAATCAAATTAGAGTTGGAACGAAAGAGAATATAGGGGTTTCCGTAAGTCCAAGAAACGATAATATGTTTCTTTGGTTAAACGGAGACTTGTATTATCAAAACAATGAAGGTCGATTGTTTATTATTGATTTTATAGAAGTGCCTATTAAGAGAAAAGAGAGCGAAGAGTAGTATGTTTCAGTGTCATAAGAAAGATGGAAATGGTTTTAGGATCGGTTTTAGAAATGGATATCAAGTATCAGTAAGATTTGGTGGACAAAATTATTGTGAAAACAGCGGTCTAGATAAAAAATTTATGGCAAGCAAAGACGCTGAAATAGCAATCGTTAACCCTAAAGGCGAACTTGTTCAACTATCGGAAAGCGATACAGTTCTTGCTAATCAATCAGCTGAAGATTTAGTGGAACTTATGTATAAATATGTCAGGATGAAAAATGCATCCAATTAAAGTTTTTATATTGGTAATGTTGGCTTTAATAGGAAGTCATTATAAAAATTATGTTTCTCATAAAGAAACTGGCGAAAAAATAATGGCTAGACTTTACGATTTAGAACTAAGAATTTTGCCAGAAAGTTTAGAAAATGGAGTTCCAATTTATTCAGAGCGTGGATATGCAAAAATTAGAGGTATACATGATTGTCAACAAATAATATATGAGGAGTTTGAACTATGGAAATGACAGAAGACGAACTTTTGCAAATAGAAAACGACATGAAGTCTAATAATGGCTCTTGGGTTAGCAACGAAAGTGTTATTAAATTAATCAAAGAAATTAGATACTTGAAAGAAATTATCAAGGAAATAAAACCATGTCGATCAGTATGTCAGAAGAAGAACTTAGAGAAATAGAAAATAGATTTTACAGAGCAACGCCTGGACCTTGGGTGTCTTCAAGCTGTGATAAGGGCGGTTCATTTATATATTCAGAAAGTCCAGAAAGGGCGTATTTTTATCACGGAGAATGGGTTGCACATATAGCTACAAGTGAAGACACAAGATTTATTGCACACGCAATAGAAGATATACCAAAACTATTGACTGAAGTAAAAAGACTTAGAAAACTCTTAGATAAAAGTATGTATAATGAAATTATGAATGCATATTGTAAAAAATTTGGAGTAGAAGTTGACAAAGAACGAAATATTTAAAAGGCTAGAATCTTTAAATGTCTCTAAAATATATATAACATTCTTTTGCGAAAAAGATAAAATAGATATTATAAGCAATATAGTTATTATGACAGATGGAAGATATTCTGTTGATTGGAATGATGATATTTATAAAGACAAATCTTATATAACAGAACCAATTTTTCATTATGATAAAAAAGATTGGATTAATATAGATGGTCTATTAACTTGGGATGTTGTTAATAAAAAATTAATTATTTCTGGCGAAAAAGAAAAATGTCTAAAAGAGAAGTTCTCCGAAGAAATATAATGGCGTATTTATATACGCTATGGAAATAAACATAATTGATAATGCTAGGCCGTATATTGAATTATTTTTTTGGTTTCTTATATATAATTTGATAATCTTTACTATGAAAGAAGTTTTGAAAGATTCTGATTAATTTTTTGACGATTGTGACGAATAAGATGATATACAACTCAAGGAGGTAAGTATGATTAGTTTTTTCAAAAAGTTTTTTGTTAAGTCTGAAGATCAATTGAAAGTTTTAGAACTTCAAAATGAAATAAGTTCATTAAAAAGAATAGTTCAAGATTTAGAAATTGAAAATTCTGATTTTGAAATAGCAAAATTTAATCTTATTGATGAAAATAAGGAACTAGAAAGACAGATTAGAGAACTAAATAAAAAGATAGATTCTATAAAAATTATACTGGAATATAAATGATAAAAGGGCGGTATTGCAATTTTCATAGTTCGGTGGGATGAAGTTGCATTTTTGGCTTGTTGTCAAAACCGCCCCTCTTATTTTGGAGATGAAATGGAAAACGGAAATTTAGTTTTTACTAGGAATTTTGGCGAATCTTTTACTGTTTATACGCCAAATGGAAATGTAGTAATAACACTATTATCAAATAAATTTAGTACTAATCAGGTTAAAGTATCTGTTAGTGCTCCTAAAAACTTTAAGATAATGAGAAATGAGATAATTAATACCACAAGAGACAAAAGCCATGAATAGAAGACATTTTTTACAGCATACTACTGAGTTTGCTTCTCTTGCACTATTATCAAATCTTCATGCTCAGCAAGAAACAATAAAGAAAAAGGGCAAAAGATTAATAGTTCTTTGGATGAGCGGTGGCCCAAGTCATATGGACTTGTGGGATCTAAAGCAGGGAGAATCTACTGGTGGAGATTTTAAGCCAATCAACACTTCGGCAAACGGAGTGCAGATTAGTGAAGTTCTTCCAACGATTGCTTCACAATTCCACAACTTGGTGGCTATTCGATCTTTGGTTACTAATGAAGGTAGCCATGAGCGTGGCACATACTTAATGAATACGGCTAAACAGCCTAATCCAGTAGTACAGTATCCAGCTATGGGTGCTGTAGTTTCTTCTTTGATTGGTTCTAAAGAGTTAGCTTTACCAAACTTTATAGGGATTGGTGGTACTGCTCAAAGAGTTGGCCCAGGTTTTCTTGGAGCTATGTACACACCATTTGTTGTGCAGAATCCTGGTGTTCCACCAGAAAACATTAAAGCACCAGCATCGCTTGGAGATGACGATGAAAGACTACGCAGAAGACAAAGATTGTTCTATGGAATAGAAGATGAATTTGCCCAAAAAGTAATGCCTCATATTAAAAAGGCTAAAGATAGAGAAAATTTAGGCAATGTGGCTGAATCTCACTCGTCTATTTATGGTAAAGCCTTTGATCTTACCATATCGCCACTTAGGACAGTATTTGAGATTAAAAACGAAAACACCGCCACTATTGAAGCTTATGGCGGTAGAATGAACCAATTTGGCATGGGATGCCTTCTTGCTAGAAAACTTGTCGAGAAGGGAGTTAGTTGTGTTCAAGTCGATCTCGGCGGATGGGATAATCATAATAATATCTTTTCTACTATTAGGAATGGTAATGGCCCTCGGCTTGATAAAGGTTTTGGAAACTTGGTAAAAGAACTTAATGATATTGGTTTATGGAAAGATACAGTAGTTCTTTGGATGGGCGAATTTGGTCGTACTCCTAAGATTAATCAAAATGGTGGGCGTGACCATTGGGCTAGATGTTGGTCTGTTGTCGTTGGCGGTGGTGCAATTAAGGGCGGTCAAGCGTATGGATCAACAAGTAAAGATGGGTTAGATATTAAAGATAAGCCATGTACCATTGGCGATATTTACGCAACTGTTTATAAAGCTTTAGACATGGATCTTTCTGCTCAAATTAGAGATAACATCGGAAGACCTATGAATATTGCAGAAGGAAAACCTTTAGATATTTTTTAAAAGGAGTTTTTGTGCTTAAAAAATACGCAGGAAAAGTAAAATGTTTGGGATGGTGCAATAAAGAATTTATATCTCCAAACAAAGTTTATGTTCGTTTGTGTCATGAGTGTAAAGAGAAAAGCAATAATCTCAGAGCAAGAAGAAATTCTAAATATCTAGAAGTTAAAGATTGATAAAATAATTTAAATTGTTATGTTAAGTTTTCGTCAGCGTTGACGAATAAGTGAGTAGGAAGTTGGTGTGTTGCCAACTTAGTTTTTGTTGAAGGAGGATAGTTATGTTGAGTTTCATTATGGCGATTGCCATTGCTACCAGTTCTGAATCTGTGGACGGAATCAGACTGCGTGGTGGTTCTTCTTGTTCTAATGGTTCATGCAGTGTTGCTGCTGCACCAGTAGCAGAGAAGAAAGTTGAAGCTCCAGCAAAGCAGGAAGCAGTAGCTACTTGCGGATCTGGAAACTGCGGAAGTGCTAAATCTCATCATAGATTTGGTATTATTCGTGGTCGATGCCGTTAATAATGCGGTATATAAAGAAGGGGGGCTTTATGCTCCCCTTTTCTTTTTGAGGTTAATATCAAAATGAAATTTTGTCAGTCATGTGATTGTGAACTACCAGATTATTTAGAATCAGAAATAGATCTTTGTTTTAGCTGTATGTTTAATAACTCAAATTGTTGCGAAGTCTGTAGTGAAGTTATTAATATAAATGATATAGATAAAGCAAATTTCATGCTTGGTGATGACTGGATTGAAATGTGCGATAAATGTGCGAAAGAATTTTATGAGAATAGGAAGACTAACGATATTAGAAGAAGTTGAACCAAAAGTAATGCCTTCTGGTCAAATCTGTAAAAGAGTCAAGGTTAAATGCGATTGCGGTAAAGAAAAAATTGTTTATTTAAATAATATACATAACGGAAGAACTATTAGTTGCGGGTGTTTTAAAAAAGACTTTATAATAAAATGGAATAAGCAAGATTTAGACACAAATCTTTTAATAGAATATAAAAATGAAATAATGACATTGGCTGAATTTTGCAGAAGAACTAATTTAGATTATAGTTTTGCTAGAAATAGATATATAATGGGATGGGAGCCAGAAGATATTGTAAACAAACCAAAAAGACATAAAAAATGACAACTGAGTTATTGTTTTTTAATGTTTGGCTTGAATACATAGGTGCTGATAAGAAAAAAAAGAGAAAGCTCGTTTTTAAAACAAACGATTTTAATGAAGCTGCCACAAAATTAATAACGAATGAATATTTAAAAGAATATCTTTTTATGCCAAAATGCGTTGTAATACTTGAAGACACATTTGGTAATGATTTGAGAACAAAACCAGTTTTTAAAAATGACAAATTCTTTTTATTACCAGAAAAATGAAAAAAGTATTTTTTACATACAATGATGAGAAATATTATATAATTGCTGGGAAAACAGCAAAAAAACAAAAAGATTTACTTCGGTGCGGATGGAAAACACTACTCAGTGTTTTATGTAGAGAATCATTTCCAAATATAGAAAAAGTAACAGAAAAAACAAACAATAATCATATAATAACAGTTCCAAATTTTGAAGAATTAGTTTTTTTTGTTATAAATCTAAAGATAGATGGTAAAAAAGTATTTGTAGTTACATCTAATGAAAAAGTATTATCTATAAAAATGAAAAAATTTGGTAAATGGATTGCCAAATTAGAATGTGGTCATGTTTTTTTAATGGATAGCTCTGTAGATGATTATAGGTTTGTAAAAAGAGTATTTTGTCCAACATGCATGGAGCAAACAGATGATTCAATTTTTGAACAACCTTAAAAAATTCTTAGAAAATAAAGATAGTTGCTGTGAGTTAAATCCAGTATTAAATATTAACAACGAAAGAGTTGTTTTTATAACATCTAACAATTATTTAATTTCAAAGTATTTTTTTAATATAGTTAAAACTTATGCCATAGAACAAGATATGGATATACTAGAAAATTCAAAAAATTTTATGAGTATGGAAAAGTCATTAGATAATTTAATGGCACTAATAAAAGAGTCATGCAATAACAATAAAAAACATATAATTATGTTGAACAACTTTGATGTTTTTTTTGATGACGAGACTTGTTTGGGTGTTGCAAAAGAACTTATTGACTATATTAAAAATCCATCTGATGATTTTTGTGGTATAGTTTTTTTAACGAATAGGTCAAAATCAATAGAACCATTTTTAATGGAATCTCCTTCTCATTTAAAAATCAATCAAGTTTGGTGTCTTGGTGAATATGTTTGTCGCAAAATCGAAGAAAAGAGTATGGAGAAGTTATTGGCTGAGTCAATTGATGCTGTTAATAAAACTCTTGCTTGTAAATATTTTTAAGGGAATTTTTATAGGCATTACTATTTATATCCTTATAAAAACTTTTAAGTTGAGGAATTTTTTATGAAGTCTGTTCGTTCTGATCTAAACAGTGAGATGTATTGTAAAAGCGGTTGCCTTATAGTTATGCCTTTGGAAAACTTTCAAGAACTTGTTGGTTACTCAGATGATGAAGATCCAGAAATTGTATCTACAATTATTAATAATGGTGGCGATATCGTTACTATAGATGGATATGTAAATATAGAAATAAGAAAAAAATTCACATTGAATGAAGACGGAACAAATAATACCATAGTTCAAATTGCTCCAAAAACAGAACATAAAGAATTTGTAAGAATGTTAAACAAGAATGAAAAGACTCTAGAGGAATATGCATTACAACGAAAGAAAGAGCATAATCTTTCTACTGAAGAAATGATAAGCACTTTTACTGATATTAAAAATCAATACATAGAAGAGATGAACTTAAATGATTAAGACAGAAAACATAAAAGATCGAATTGAAAAAGGCAATTTATTAGCAGATCAAGTTGCAAAATATTTAAATCATAGATTTGGATATAACTTTCAAAAATGCAGCTTAGAAGAAGATAGAAATCTAATGATAGATTATAAATGTTTAAAGCACAATAAAACCGCTCAATTTAAGTGTCGTGATAATCAATCCGATATTATATATGAATACATGAAATTTATTCCTAGAAATGAAAGTTTTGAAACTGTTCATGGTAGAGATGTAAGAACCAAGTCAGATTTTTATGTATGTTTGTCTTCAGATAAACAAACCATAGTTGTTTCTAGTACTGAAAAAATCAAAGAAATCGCTAATAAATCTGTTAATCAAGAAATTATTAATGATGTGCAAAAAATATATAATGAAGCAAAAAAGAAAAATAACAAAAGCAAATTTTTAAAATCTAATTCAAAACATTCAGAGATATGTTTTAAAATAGACGAAGGTAGAGACACTAAAGAATATGGAAAGTTATTAATTTTTATTCCTTATAAATCCATACCAAATGCTATAGTAATTGAATTACAAGACGGCGAAAACATCTTAGAAGAAAGCAGTTGGAAATAATGCCATACTTTTCTATAACAACACCAACAAACAATGGCCAGTATTTACCTAGATTGTCTAGGTCTTTAGCAGAACAAACATTTAAAGATTTTGAATGGATTGTTTTGCCAAATGGAAATGCAAAAATAGATATGGAATCTTTGGCTGTTAAGCCAAGAATAATAAAATCTTCTAAGCCAGATTCAAAGTTAATAGGTTTATTTAAAAAAGAAGCTTCTATGGCTGGAAATTGCCATGTAGTCGTTGAAGTTGATCATGACGATGAGTTAACGCCTGATTGTTTGCAAGAACTTTATAACGCATTTAATAAAGACCAAGACATTGATTTTGCATACTCTAATTGTGCTGAAATTGATTTTAACGACAGACCATTTGTATATTCTGACTATTTTGGCTGGAGGAACAGACCATTTAATTATAAAGGCAGAGAAATATTAGAACTAATATCATTTGAGCCTTCAGCAGCTTCTTTTTCTAAGATTTGGTTTTCTCCAAACCATGTTAGGGCATGGAAAAAATCATTTTATGAAAAGATAGGCGGTCATAATGACAAGATGGAAGTTTTAGACGACCATGAAATCCTTTGCAGAACATATATTCAAGGAAAAGTGCATTTTATAGACAAGTGTTTATATATTTATTACAGACATAAAGATAATACATGCTACGGAGAAAAGAATGCATTTATTCAGGAAGAAACGCTAAACATTCATGATAAGTATATTTATCAACTAGCTGAAAAGTGGTGCGATTTAAACGGATTATTAAAAATAGATTTGTGTGGAGGTTTTAGCAAACCAAATGGGTATAAGTCTATCGATCTTTTAAATGGTGATATTATTCATGACCTTAATTCTCCGTGGCCTTTTAAAAATGAAGAAGTTGGTCTTATAAGAGCACATGATGCACTAGAACATCTTAAAGACCCAATTCATGTTATGAAAGAGGCTTATAGATGTTTAAAGCCACTGGGATGGTTTTTAACGCAAACTCCATCAACTGACGGAAGAGGTGCTTTTCAAGATCCAACACATATTAGTTTTTGGAACAGTAATAGCTTTTGGTATTACACTAAAGCAGAAACAGCTAAATACATTGGAACTCCAGTAAGATTTCAATTAAATAGAATTAAAAACTTCTTTCCAAATGAATATTGCAAAACACATAATATTCTTTATGTAAAAGCCGATCTTGTTAAAGTTTCAAATGATATTAGAATACCAGGAGAAGTTTCTATTTAGCTATTTTTAAAAATTTCTCTTGTTGATCTTTTGGACCAGCAAACTTAATTGAGTTTGATCCAAATTTTCTTATTAATACCAACATATGTTTTGCTATGTAATTAATTACTGATCTTCCTAGTTCAGAGTCAGAAGCATTTTCCCAAACTTCTTGACCAAGCATATGGGCAAATCCTAAATCATTTTGTTTAGGTGCTGGATAAAACATTAATCCTAAATTATTTGGTCTTATGCTTTCATCGCCAGGGAGTATTCCAAGAACCCATGAGCAAGACCATTTTCTACAAATATCTGGCCTTGTATCATAAATCATACATCCTTTGTTTTGATGATGACAACTTGTATATTCTGGTTTATTTAATTCTTGAACAATCAAAATTGTGCAACAAACATCGCATTCTCCACAGTGTCTATCTGCCAAAGGCAAGTTAATCATCTTATTCTCCTGACCATATTTTTTCTTCTGGGCCTAATAATCTAGCTAAAGTAAATAAAAAATCGCTTAATCTATTTATGTATATAACAATGTTTTTAAGATATTGGTGAACTTCCATTAATTTAACTAAATCAATTTCAACCCTACGACATACTGCTCTAGCAAGATGAATTTCGCAATGATTAAATGGTATAATAAAATTTTTAAGTGGCTTTAAATGTTTTGTCATCTCATCAATTTTTTGCTCAAGTTGTTTAATGTGATCTTCTTTAATTCTTTCTTTTCCGGTAGCTATTTCAGCACCTATATCAAATAAATGTTTCTGTGTTTCAACAATAAAATCGTAAATGTTTTGAACTTTAAGTTCTAATATATATCTTTGATTTACAAGACCTATTGAAGCATTAAGCTCATCCACGCTTCCAAGAAGTTGAATATGTGGATCGGTTTTTGGAACACGCCCAACTTTTGGCAAAAGAGTTGTTCCATCATCTCCAGTTTTAGTATAAACCTTCATTTTTGCTCCAATCTAAGATTTTTATCTTTGATTCCATACCTATTTTTGTAAAAGGAAATCCATGAAAGCCAAATGGTTTTTCATTATATTCTTCTGTTTTATGTTCTATTGAAAATTCAAAAGCCGTTCTTAAATCTGGAAATTTAAACTCGTTTTTTATTAATTCATCATAAGAGTGATAACATATTTCTAAATCTTCATTAAATATGATTGGTTTATTTTGATATTTATTTGATATATGTTCCATTAATTTTTTTGACCTTAGACTAAAACCGCCATTGCCAACTTTATTTACATGATCATGATTTTTCCAAGGAGCACCAATATAATCATACTGTAAAAATTTTTCTGACCAAGAATCTGGATTAATTACAAATCCATCATATTGAATTAATAAAACATATTCTGTATTTATATATTTCACTAAATCACGCAAAATAAAAGCACTATATTCTTCCTTGCTATTTATTTTTTTTACTTGTATGAATTCTATTCTGTCTGTTTTTAGTTCATTTTTATCAGATATAAATATACATCTTTTAAAATTTATACTTTGCATACTATATAACATGGCAGAAATTGCTTTTTTATGATTTAAGCAATCAACAGCACACAAAGTAATATTATTTAGTGAAATCATAAAGACATATTAATCTTTTTGTATTAGAGTCAATAGCTATTTTTTCTAATATTGGTATTTCTTCAAACCATTCAAATAAAGTTTCCTCACTTATATTATGATGACAATCATTTGGTCTATTCCACTTGTATGGAACTGATACTATGAGTTTATTAACTATTTTTTTAAGTTCATTAAATACATTTTTTTGTCTTCCTTCAAAATGTTCAAATGCTTGTAAGCATATAGCTAAATCAAACTTATGATTGAATGTCCAAGGTGTAATTGTACAATCAAATACATAATTTATATGTTTGTTATGTTGTTTTTCTATTCTTACGGAATTTAAACACAACGGAAAATATGAACATCCTAATTCTAAAATAGACAGTGGATTTAAATTTTTTGCAATTTCTATTACTTCTTTATAATAATTCCATCTTTTAACAAAATATTTGTCTTCTTTACATTTTTTATCATAATCTTCTTTTGTAACAAATTTCATTTTTTAGGACTTTTTGTTTTTATTCCTAATTGCTTATATACATTTCTTGCTTTTGGATTGTCATCTATTGCTAATATAACTTTGTCCTTAATGCTTTCTGCGTGTTTCTTTTTTGATTCTAATTGTTGTTCTTTATTGTTTCCAATATTATTCATCATTAGTCTATTATATTTAATTCCTGATTTTTTTAAAACTTTTGTTGTTTCTGATCTATCTGATTCTGGTCTTCCTGTAACTATATAAATTTTATTTGTTTTTGCTAATTCATTAACATAATCAATCATTTTTTTAATTGGATATATACCATTACGAATAATAGTGTTATCTATATCAACAATAACTACTGTTGATTTGCTAAAGAATTTCTCAACTTGTTGGTAAAGGTTCAGCATTGTATCGCCCCATTGTAATATTCTTTGTTGCAACAACATCCTTATTAGTAAATTCCCATATTAATCCATTATTAAGAATAACAGTAAATACTTTCTCTATTTCAGTGCCATATTCAGTAACTAACCAAATTCTTCCCCTACCTTTTGGAGTTTCTACTTCTAATTCTTGTCTTGGTTCATATATCACAATTGGCATTTTTAATCTCTATCGCAGAATCTCTTCTGCATAAATCTTGATATAATTTTTTATCTTTCGACCATTCTTTGCCTGTCCACCACTCAAATCCATTCAATTCACTTTTATAAATACAGCATTCTTCGTAACCACCCATCATATAATAATAAATACACCCAGATTTTTTAGCTAAAGTAGTTTCAATTAGCGTACTAACATTTCCTAAAGAAAGTTGTGGTTTTTTATAATCCCACGCAAATTGAACTCCGACAAAAGATTTTTTAAAAAGCTTATAACAAACAAACCCTATCAATTCTGATTCATAAAAATATTGAATTGAATTTTCTAACATAAGCTCATTATCAAAAACATGTTCGCTAAGAAAACCTCTTTTTGTTTGATAACACTTTGATATTCTTTCAACATCTTCCTTAGATGGTTTTCCTAATTGATATTCTATCTTTTTGCTTATTTTTTTTGTTTTTTTATGGCATTCTAGTTCTGACAAGTTATACCTTATTGATCTTGCTTGAAACCAATAATCGTTCCAAGGTAACCAACCATTTTCTAATAAATTATCTAAATCGTCATTAATTTCTGGGTATCCAAAAACACCACAGTGAATTAAATCTTGATTAGATATTTTTCCAAAACCATTTATATGATCAAAAAATATTTTCATGTAAATATTTACACTTAATTAACGAATAAGTATAAAAAACAGGAGTTTATATGAATATTTTTGCATTAGATTTAAACACCAAACAAGCTGCTGAATGGCATGTAGATAAACATGTAGTCAAAATGCCATTAGAAAGTGCCCAAATGCTTTGTACAGTTCTTAATCAACTTGGAGTTAAAACACCATATAAATCAGCTTATGCAAAACATCCATGCACTATTTGGGCAGGAGAAAGCATGGATAATTTTATTTGGTTATGTGAACTTGGATTAGAACTTTGTAAAGAGTATACTTATCGTTATGAAAAAGAACATAAGTGTGAAGCTATTATTAAAGAGTGTTTAACATATTCTTGTAAAGTTCCAAATAAAGGACTTACAAAATTTGCTCAAGCTATGCCAGAAGAATTAAAAAAAGACAATCCAATAGATGGTTATAGAGAATATTACATAAGGTGTAAATATCATATAGCATCTTGGAAAAAAAGAAATATTCCTTTTTGGTTTATAAAATATGAAACTTAACATCGTTACTGTTCTATGGAGAAAAAACTATATATTAGAACAGTATAAAACAATACCTAAAAAACCAGACATTAATTGGATTTTATGTAAAACAAATTTGTGGGGAAAGATACCAAATCAAATTTTATTTAATACAGAATTAAATACAATTGTTTTAGAAACTAAAATTAAAACTAAAAATAAAACAGAGCATATAACAGATTTTGTTTTAAAAATTAACCATGGATTAAAAAATGTAGAACATGGTTTTTTTTATATTTTAGATGATGATAATTCATTTAATAATGAAATTTATAATGTATTTAATGAATATAAAAATTCTAATTATAAAATGATAATAGGAAATCAAATAAGAAATAAAAGAGGAAAAATTCTTTCGGCTCAATATCCAAAGCATGGATGTATAGATATGGGAAATGTTATTTGTTCAACAGATATTTTTAATAAAGTAGATTATTTTAATAACATAAACAAAAAAAATCGTTTATATGATTGGCAATTTTGGTTAGAATGTTTTAATTCTATATCAAAAGATGATGTTTTGCTTTTACATAAAAATATTTTTAATTATAATGGATTAAGATAATGTCAGCTATAGGTGCTCACAAAATAACTGAAGATTTTGAAAAAAAACTATGTGATTATACTGGTTCTCCATACGCAGTTGCTCTTGATAATATGAGCAATGCTTTATTTTTATCTCTTTATTTTGAAAAAAATATAAAAAAATCAATAAAAGAAGATTATATAATTATTCCATCAAGAACATATCCTTCTGTTCCTTGTGAAATAATTCATGCTGGACTTAAAGTTAAATTTGAAAATACTAATGAAAAAATGTTAAAAGGTGCTTACCAATTAAAAAATTCTAATGTTTGGGATTCGGCATTAAGATTTACAGCTGATATGTATATACCTAATTCTTATATGTGCATATCTTTTACTGGTCCATATAAAATATTAAAATTAAGTAAGGGTGGTGCTATTTTAACAGATGATATAGAAGCTGTTAAATGGTTTAAAAGGGCTAGGTTTAGCGGAAGAAGAGAATGTTCTTATCATGAAGATAATTTTGATATGCTTGGTTGGAATTTTTATATGATGCCAGAATTAGCAGCAAGAGGATTATTACTTATGTCTGGCTTTTATAATAGTGATAATACAAAAAAACATATTGAAGATTTAGAATTGCCGTATCCAGATTTAAGCAATTTTAAAATATATAGCGAAAAATAAAATGATACATATTTATGGTTTATGTTATAGGATATTAAAATATCCAGATGAAACTATAAAAAGACTAAGGGAAACTGCATCAGAAGACTTTCATTTAACATGTATTGAATCACGATCTTGTAACTCTGATAAATTTTTTGAATGGGGAATGGAATGTTTAAAAAATAAAAAAATTCAAAGATTTATAACATCGAGCACAAATTCTAGAGGATATGGATTTAATTGGTCTATAAAAAATTTTCCGCCAGATAATTCTGAAGATTTTTTTATTATTACAGATTTAGATTTGCTAGTTCCAAAAGATTTTGACTGGATAAAAGAAATAAGAGAAAAAATGAAAGAAAATGTTATATGCGGTTTTACATTAAGCAATGAAAACTATATAAGTCCTAATTCTGGATGGCATGAAAAATATGTTAAAAAACATAAACTTTTTGGAATGTGGTTAACATCAGTTAAAACACTGTGTTTTATGGAAATATTATCTAAAACAAGTTGTAATATACAAGATGTTATTTTAATAAAAGATATGGAAAAATATGGAAAAAGAGATATAATAGACAAAAAATTATATCATTTTGGATGGGATTCATATAAAGATGATCCAGATTATTGGAAAGATAAAAAACCATTAGCTTGGCAACAAAAATCAGATAAAAATGATTTAGACAAAATTCCTGTATTTAAGGTTTATGAATAATGATTACTGAAAATTCTTTAAATATAGTAAAAAAAATAACTGAAAAAATTCCAAGTTTTCATCATCATTATCATATTCTATACGATATTGCAAATAATATAAAAAAAGATACTATAAATTATGTTGAAATTGGTGCTTATGCTGGAGCTTCGGCAATATTAATGCTTCACAATAAAAATGTTAAAGTTATATCTATAGACATAGGAAAACCAATAGGAAAACAAAAAGTATTAAACAATATAAACATTTTTTTTAGTGAAGAAAGATTTAAATATATACAAGGAAATTCACAAAATCAAAAAACTATAGATGAATTATTGAAAATAACAAATGAAATAGATATTTTATTTATAGATGGAGATCATTCATTTGAAGGCGTAATCAAGGATTTTGAAAACTATTCAAATTTTGTATCAAAAAATGGTTTTATAGTTTTTGATGATTATAGGTGTCCTATATGCGTACAAGTAAAACCAGCAGTTGATAAAATAGTTAAAGATTTAGACAAAAATAAATTTGAAGTGATTGGTGCAATGGAAAATATATATGGAGCACATCCTAAAAAAAATAAAGGAAATTGTTTTATAGTTAAAAAAATATGAATAAAATAAATATACTTATATTTCCATGCGGATCAGAAATAGGATTAGAAATTTTTGAATCTTTAAAATTTTTAAAAAACATAAATATTATTGGTGGAAGCAGTATTGATGATCATGGAAAATTTGTTTTTAAAAATTATTATAAAAATTTTCCTTTTATAAATAAAAAAAACTTTATTCCGTTTGTAAAAAAATTTGTTAAAAATAAAAAAATAGATTTTATTTACCCTTGTATGGATTCGGTTTTATTTATATTAAAAAAATATGAAAAAAAAATTGGCTGTAAAGTATTGACATCTGATTTTAAAACAACAGAAATTTGTTTGTCAAAAGAAAAAACATATTTAAAATTAAAAAATGTAATAGATGTTCCAAAAATTTACAAAAACATAAATGATGTTAAAAAGTATCCTGTATATTTAAAGCCAAAAATAGGATATGGATCAAGAAATCATTTTATAGCATATTCAAAAAAAGAAGCAAAAATTTTCTTAAAAAAAAGAAAAAATTATTTAATTTTAGAATTTTTAAACGGAAAAGAATATACAATAGACTGTTTTACAGATAAAAATAAAAATTTAATTTTTGTAAACGCAAGACAAAGAGCAAGAATTTCAAATGGTATTAGCACAAATATAAAATTAATTAATAAAAAAATATTTTATAGTATAGCGAAAAAAATAAACAAAACAATAAATTTAAATGGATCTTGGTTTTTTCAATTAAAAGAAGATTATAATAAAAAATTAAAACTTTTAGAAGTAGCACCGAGAATAGCAGGGTCTTCTGCAATATGTAGATATTTAGGAATAAATCTTTCAGAATTAACAATAATGAATGAAATTTATGACAATTTAAAAATTATAAAAAATAATTTAAAAATAGAAACAGACAGATCTTTACAAACAAAACAAAAAGTAAATATAAAATTTAAATATGTTTACATAGATTTAGATGATACAATAATTTTAAATAATAAAATAAATGAAAATATAATTGAATTGATATTTAATTTTATAAACAGAAACAAAAAAATAATTTTAATTTCAAGACATAAAAAAAATATAAATAAAACATTAAAAAAATTTAAAATAAATCATCTTTTTGATAAAATTATACATATTAAAAACAATGAAAAAAAAAGTAAATATATAAAAAACAAAAATTCTGTTTTTATAGATGATTCTTTTTCAGAAAGACTGGATGTAAGTATCAATAAAAAAATAAATGTTTTTTGTGTTAATAGTTGTATGTGTTTAAAAGAATAACATTTAAAAATTTTTTTTAATTCCGTAAAAATATAAATCTTTTGAATTGTAATTTGTTTCAAAACAATACTCTTTAAACATCAAATTTATATCAATTTGTTCTAAAAAATCTTTTTCTTCTAAATTTTTATAATAATCCCAATTTGCCAATGGAGAAGCTGCTTTATCATTTCTTTTTGTTCCATGTTCTGGTCTTCCTATTGTTGCACATGTAAAAAATAAAAGCCCATTAGGTTTTGTCATTCTGTACATATTAACAAATGTTTCTAACCAAAATGGATTGTGTTCAAAGCATTCACAAGAAGCTGTTGTATCAAAAATATTGTCTAAATAATTTAACTTTTGCCCCTCACAAACTACATCAACACATTTTCCTTCTCCAACATCAACTCCAGTATAATCGCATTTTTCAAAAAAAACTCTTATTGTTCCATTTATATTTAAACTTCCTATTTCTAATACTTTTGAATGGATGAAATAATTAGGAAATTTATTTTTTATTTTTTTAACAAAGCTCATTTGTTCTGAATGAGACATAATTCTCTTTCGCAAAAATATTAGTTCATGGGGTATTTACTTTTTAGTTACTTTAATTAGGTAATGCAACATGAAAAATAATGCAGAAACAAAAATTGCACTAAAACGCAATATAAAAGACTTAATAAGAATAGAAAGTGATTCAAATCTTATAGAAGATCCAGACTTTGGGGTTTTAAAAACAGATATTGGCTGGAAAGAAGAAGACTTTGTTGCATATGTAAGAAAAAAGAACACATCTATATACATATGTCAAATAAGTAATAGTATAATTGGATATATAGCTTTCTCAAAAGAAAACGACATTTTAACAATAGATAAATTAGTTATTGATCCAGTTTTAAGAAAAAATGGATTTGGATCAACTTTATTGAACTTTGTTGAAAATTTAAACTTTTCAAAAATAATTGCTTATGTTAGAGAAAATGATGATGAAAGCATTTTGTTTTTTAAAAACAGAGGTTTTATTGCAAGACTACAAAAAAATCATTATGGTTCTTCTATAGACGCTATAGTTTTTGAGAGAAATAAAAATGAAGAAAAAAAATATAAACCAACCAAAAGGAAAACTCGTTAATTGTCTTGGTTGGTGCAATAAAACATTTATTTCTCCAGACCCAACATCAATAAGGTTTTGTCCTAAGTGCAAAGACAAAAAAAGAGATATGTGTTTATCTAAATTTGAAACAAAAGAATTAAAAGTGAATTATGATTAGTTTTTTTAAAAATTTATTTTTTGGAGAACCAAGGTCAAATAAATGGCCAGCACTTAGAGATAAAATAATAAAAGAAAACTGTGAATGTTTAGCCTGTGGAACAAAAAAAGAATTAACTTGTCACCATATAATACCTTTTAGCAAAAATAAAAAGTTAGAACTTGAAGAATCTAACTTAGTAGTATTATGTAATACATGTCATTTTGTTTTTGGGCATTTGAAAAGCTGGAATTCATATAATAAAAATGTTATAAAAGACTGTAGAGAATATAGATTAAAAGTGGAGTATAGACCATGAGCGACCCTGTTCCTGGAATATTTCAAAAAGCTGTAAATTTTACCAAAGCAGTTGTAAAACATGCTGCTACTGGTTTTCAGCGTGTTCCATTAAATGTATTCCATGACAGAATGAATACTTGCAATACATGTGAAAACAAAACAAACGAAGGCACATGCAAATTGTGTGGTTGTTTTTTAAACATTAAAAATACTTGGGCTTCTGAAAAATGTCCTGCCGGAAAATGGGATATATTTGTAAGTCCAACTCAGCCAGAAAATATTAATCCAAGTCAACCAAATACCATAACTTTTGATCAAGTTAGAAATAGCCCACAAAATCAACAAGGTGGTTGTGGGTGTGGCAAAAAAAATAATCCCACATGATAGAAAAGTCATCAAATTTTAAAAATCTATTAAATATGAAATTTGGAAGATTAAAAGTTATAAAATTATCTAATAAAAAAAGTACAAATAGATCATATATATGGGAATGTAAATGTTCTTGCGGAAAAATTACTAATGTTATTACATATTCTTTGCTTTCAAAACGAACAAGAAGCTGTGGTTGCTTAAGAAATAAAGCTGCTCATAATAGAAATTATTTAGGTCAAATAACCGGAACAATTTGGAGCAATATTTTAAGGGGAGCCAGACAAAGAGGTATAAAGTTTTTTTTAACAAGGGAAGAAGCTTGGGAATTATTTATAAAACAGAAAAAAAGGTGTGCTTTAACAAACCAAAGACTTAGATTTAGAAGATATGTTAAAAAACAAAACGGAAAAGATATTTATTCAACTGGAACAGCTTCGTTAGATCGAATAAATAGTAAACTTCCGTATCAAAAAGACAATGTTCAATGGGTACATAAAGATATAAATTGGTTGAAAAACAAATTTTCGCAGGATAAATTCATAAATATGTGTCGATTAGTATATACTAATTCTAGGAGAAATAAAAATGCCACTAAAAGAATGTCAAAATAATGGTGTCAATGGTTGGAAATGGGGAGATCAAGGACATTGCTACACCGGTAAAGACGGTAAAAAACAAGCTATTAGACAAGGAGTGGCGATTGAAGGTCCAAAGAAATTTGCCGAAATAATGAAAACTGAATCGAATGAATGGGCTGGTAAATCTTTATATGATCAATTATCAAGCGATGAAAAATCTTTAGCCGATTCTTTGCTTGAACTGACTAAAAAAATTGGCCCTTTAGATAAATCAGAAGGAATTTGGGTTGGATATGAAAATTCAGAAAAAAATGAAAACAAAGATATTGGTGTTAAGTGTGCTAATTGTGCATTGCATGTTTCAGAAAATGTCTGTTCTATTTTAGACAACGCAATCGAGTCAGAAGGTGCTTGCAGATTTGCCGTAATTCCAGATGGATATGTATCTGCTAAAGTTAAAAAAGATATAAAGGATTTTTATTCTTAATGAAAATAGACAACACAAATAATTTAATTAGAACTCATTGCAATAAAGTGTCTCTTGATTATGGTAGAAAGATTGCAAGAAGAATGGTATCTTTTTTGCAAAATTATAATAAAAAACATAATTTAAGAGCAGCTGGATTAGCAGCTAATCAGTTAGGAATTAATGCTTCTGTTGCTGTTTTATTAATTAAATCAAAACCATTGATTTTAATTAATCCTGAAATATTAGACTTTTCAAAATCAAAATTTGCTCATACAGAACAATGCTTGAGTTTTCCAGATGAGTCATTAACTGTACATAGACATGATTGGATTGTTATAAGATCTGACTACTCAAAAGAAGAAATGTTTTTTGGGCAAAAACAAAATTCAGATTTAAATCAAAATAGTTTATTTGAATCAGCTTTAGTACAACATGAAATTTCACATCTATTTGGCAAAACAATTCATGATTTTCAGTGGGAAAATTCTCCATCTCCAAAGGATTGGTAATGATTAATTTTAATGTTCAAGCAGAAGAAAACAGCGATAGTGTTTTAATTTTTATAAATAAACACAAATTTAAATTTAATCTTTCTGATTTATATGAACTTATAACAGACTTAAATAAAGTAAAGTTTCAAATAATGAAGAAAAAACAAAACAACGAAATAGACAACTCTCACTAAATTTTTATATAATGTCGTTATCCATAAGGAGATCGACATGAAAACGCATTACGCAAAAAGAAATGGAAAACCAGGACAAAGGTTTGAAACTTCTATAGAAAGTATTGTTTATCAAATATTTCCAGACGATTGTTTGTTAACGAAAAACGAAATACAAGAAAAAATAGCTTCGTATATAAAACAGAAGCCTTTTGAAGTTAATGGAAGAGTTGGCTCAAAAGAAATAGATTCTTGTATAGTCAATCTATGTCAAAAAGGTTATTTAAAGGAAATATTTGGAGTTAAACTAGAAAAGTTCATTAAAACTCTACCTTAAAAAATAGTGTATTTAATAGCAGTAACTCTCTCAAAGGTGCTGCTATGGCAATATATTATGAGATATGGGGAATACTCCCTGATAAAAAGAAACGATCTCTCATAATGACTTATGAGGAAGATAAATGGCAACGAGCAGAGAAAAAAGCTGCCAGACTGATTGAAATGCAAATGTCTGGCGTTGTTCTCTTAGAAAAGCACTCTGGAAATGAATAAATTAAATGTAGTTGCACCGATTAATCAACTTGGTTATGGAATAGTTTCAATAAATATAATTAAAGAACTAAACAAAAAATTAGATCTTTATTTATGGACTATTGGTGGAATAAATTGCAAACAAGAAGATATAAAACTTTTTAATCATCTCGTTAAAAAAAATCAATTTTATGATCATACAATACCAAGTTTAAAAATTTGGCATCAAAATGATCTATCTATGCATCCTTCAGTTCAAAATAGATGTGCTTTTCCTATATTTGAACTTGAACCATTAACTAAACAAGAAGTCCATCATATGAATTCGATGGATAAAATTTTCCTAGCTACAGATTGGGCTGTTGACATAGCCATTAAATCCGGTATTGATAAAGAAAAAATATACAAAACACCTTTAGGAGTTGATCAAAAAATCTTTTTTGCAAAACCAAAACAAGCTAAGGAAAAAATAACTTTCTTAAATATAGGAAAATGGGAAATAAGAAAAGGTCATGACATATTAATTAAAGCTTTTCAAAAGGCTTTTCCGTCAGATGATCAAGTTGAATTAATAATGCATTGCGAAAACCCTTTTTTAACACCTCAAGAAAAAAATAATTGGGAATCTTATTATGCATCTGATAAAAGAGTAAAAATTAGTAATAGATTTGAAACGCAAGAAGAATTATCTAATTTAATGAGTTATGCAGATTGTGGAGTTTTTCCTGCTAGAGCAGAAGGTTGGAATATGGAATTGGCAGAAATGCTTTCCATGGGCAAGTTTTGCATAGCAACAAATGCAACTGCTCATAAAGAATTTATAAATAAAGATATTTGCGAATTAGTCGAAGTTGGTCAGCTTGTAAGAGCATATGATAATAAATGGTTTCATGGACAAGGATATTGGCCTAACTTAGATGAAAAAACAATAAATCAAATTGCACAAAAGATGATAGTGATAAAAAACAAAATAGTGTCTGGCGAAAAAGGAAATCAAAAAGCTTCAGAGCATATGAAAAATTATACTTGGGAAAAAACAGCCGATTTAATTGTAAAGGCTATTTATGCAAATTAAATCTTTGGAAGAACAGGATATTTTCAATGGTTATTCGGAATGCCTTAAAGAAATTGGTGTTTTTTTTATTTCAAGAGTAGAAGTCTTAAGATATGTCGAAAGCCAATTAAAAACAGGTAATAAAATATTTTGTGCCATAGAAAATAAATCTGTTGTTGGAACAATAACAATTAATATTTACACTCAAAAAGAACTTAAAAAAGGATATATAACAAATCTAGGTGTTGTTAAAAAATTTAGAGGTTATGGAATAGCATCTAATTTAATAGAACATGTTTATAATTACGCAAAAGAAAATTCATGTATTGAAATATCATTAAATTGTGAATCAGATATGATTTCTTTTTATGAAAAATTTGGATTTAATATTAGCGGTACATGCATGAGGAGAAAGATAGATGTCTGATAAATTGTCTTCAATAACATTTTTTTTAGAAAATGACGAAGTGTTTTGTAAGGTCGATTTAGAACAAACGGCTAATAACAATGAAGACATTGATTTATCAAAAAGACTTGGAGATTTTTTAGCATTACTAAGTTTAGGCAGTCTTTCTCCGGTTATTACACATGGAATTGCTGAGTATGGAGTTTTATCTAACAGAAAAAGACTTACGGAAATGATATTGATAATTTGGGAGCAATCATTAAAAAATCTTTCTGGAAATAAAGAAAAGAAAGAAAGACCAGTTATAACTCCTACTGAAGCATTTTTAATAAAGGAAAAACAATGATTTCTGCTGAAATAGTAGCTGACTCTGTAAGTCCCTCAAATCAAAGAATTACAAGTTTTGTTTGTACTTTTCCAAGATTTATTTTGGCTGAATTCAATACTCATAGAATGTTATCAAGAAATGCTGCTAGTAGTCGTGCAATACCTACTAAAAAATTTATAGATCAAGTTTTAAATAATCCTGCTATGCCTATTTATTGGGGAAAAAATCAATCTGGAATGCAATCATTCTCTGAACTTTCTCCTTCAGATATTCCTGTGGCAGAGGAAATATGGATTCAAGCAAGAAACAAAATGATTGATTGTGTAAAGGAAATGATGTCTATTGGAGTTCATAAACAAATAGTTAATAGATTATTAGAACCTTGGTTTAATGTTACAGTAATTGTAACAGCAACTGATTATGAAAACTTTTTTAAACTTAGAATTAGCAAAAATGCCCAGCCAGAAATATTTGAATTAGCAAGTTTAATGAAAAAAGAAATGGATAAATCAATACCAAAAAAAATAGACATTGGTTGTTGGCATATACCATTTGCAGACAAACATATAAACAATGTTGCAGAAGAAGACAAGTTGTTAAAAATAGGCGTTGCAAGATGTGCTAGAGTAAGCTATTTAACTTTTGAAGGTGTAATAGATTATGAAAAAGATTATGCTCTGCATGATCAATTAAAAGCAGATGGTCATTGGAGTCCTTTTGAACATTGTGCAACTCCATGTTCTTCCGCTGACAGATCATACGGAAACTTTACTGGCTGGAAACAATATAGAAAGTTCTTTAAAGAAGAAAACGGTAAATGCGAAAAATCCAATGGTTAAAGTGGGAAGATCCACTAGAACCTAAAAAAAGATTAAAAGCTGAATTCTCTGAAGAGCAAGAACAAAAAGACAGCTTTGATTATGAAGAAGACGAAAACGCAAAGCATGTGCGTTTAATATCTGGACCATATGGTCTTATACCACTAAATGAACATGGCTTATCTAATAAACTATATAAACTATGGGTTGGTCATACAAACTTTGACATAACGCCTAAAATTGTTTCTGCTATAGAACAAATAAATGGAGTTGAAATTTTAAGGGTTTGGACTAGATATAGATTTTGGATTGGTATAGGAAACATGTTTGATGTTGAAATAGTACAAAAACAAATAGAAGATAAAATTTGTAATAAAAACAAAAAATCAAATTTATTAGTTATAAAAAATTTAACAGATACAATTAAAACAAAAAATAATTCTTGGGCTATTTGTTGCAATAAAAAAGGTGTGCTTGAAACTTTTATAGGTAATAGTGATCTAGATGTTAAAAAACAAATCATAAAGAAAAATTTACATATATTAAAATCTAGTTGGATTATTGAATAATTGCTTGATATTGAAAATCTTTCTGATAGAATTTCTTTAGTCTTTTTAGGAGAAAGTCATGTCTGACATTGCAAAAACGGTTAGTCCAGAACAAGTAGAAAAGTCTGTTCGCTTAATTGTATCTACTTTAAAGTGGGTTACTGCAATTATTCCTGGCGAAACAGATGACAAGATTGTAACTTCTTTGGTCAAATTGACTGAAGAGCCTTGGTTTGTTTCTGCTATCACTTTCCTAATTAATAAATTTGATGGCGATACGAACAAGATTACAGCTGAAGATTTTATTCTTGCTGTAAAGAAGGCTCAAGGCCAAGCTTAATGAAAAAAGCTTTGCTTAATATTCTATTTGATTTTTTAACTGTAGCTGCTTTTATGGCAGCTATAGTTGCGTTAATGTATATATCAAATAAAATGCAACCGCATAAACATACCGATAAGTGCTTAATTGAGGAAAAATTAAAATGAAAATTATATATTCTTTGATTATTTTTTTAGCCTTTAGCTTAAATGTTTTTGCAGAAAAATTTGTAATCCCAGATCAAAAAATTGTTGGTGCTGAAACACCTATTCCTTTGGGTGAACTTGTAGATTTATCTGTAAGTCCAATTAAAAGTCCACCACAGTATTTAGTAGAAACTACTTATACTTGGAAAGTATTGGATGGATATACAGAAAAAAGAGTTCGCCCATATGATGGCGGGGTTTTCTTTGGTGCTGGTATTCAACCCAAAAAACTTAAAGCTTTTGTTGCTGTAACATATCTTTATATAGTTAAAGAACAGGATAAAATTGTTGAGTCTGCTGCAAAAACAGCATTTCTTTCAACTGATGTGTTGATTGGCACTGAGATTCCACCAGAGCCTGATCCAAATGTTCCAACACCAACTCCAAATCCAGAACCTGATCCTACTTTTCCTGAAGGTAAGTACAACTTATCTAAATTTATTCATGAAATTACAAAAAATAAAATAAATCTTTCAAAGTCAGATAAAGCAAAACAAGCAAATGCTTTGGCCAAATCTTTTGATGGAATAGCTGCTGCTATTGCTGCTGGAACTATTGACGACCAAGAAGATATACTTAAAAAAACAGCAGAGGCTAATAGGTCTTCTATTCAAGCTGTTGGTGGTGATAAAATAAAATGGGAGCCAGTATTTACCGATATTCAAGAAAAACTTTTCGGTCTTTATAAAGATAACAAAATGGTAAGTAAGCAAGACTTTGCTATCGCTTGGCGTGAAATTGCTACCGGATTTAAATCTTTTAAATAAGGTGAATTAAAATGTCTAGTATTTCAGAACTTTATACAAATGGAAATGTTAATGGTTGGGCAGGAAAAGATAATCCAGAGTTTGTTAAAAATCAATTTGACTTAATCAAAGATGATGGATCGTTTAAACCATTAAAGATTTTTAGTGCAAGTCGTGACACTAAGGGCAAGAAACTTATGCTTTACGAAGTAACTCGTAAAGTACTTGGCAAAGATACAGAGAATTATCCTCAAGAAATTGGCGATTGTGTTTCTTTTGGGGCGAAGAATGCTTGTGAATATTTGATGGCTACCGAAAAGCTTATGAAGGGTGATAGAGAAGAGTGGCAACCAGTTTTTCCGCCTTATCTTTATGGAACTGGAAGAGTGTTTATTGGAAGAGGGCAGTTAAATGGTAGCGATGGATCACTGGGAAGTTGGATGGCTGATGCTGTTATCAAGTATGGTGTTCTTCGTGCAAATTTTTCTGATGTACCGAAGTACTCAGGACGAGTAGCAAGTAAATGGGGTGACACTCCAGGCCCAGATAAAAAGTTTGTTGAAGAAGGAAAGCTTCATCCAGTAAAATCTGCTGCTCAAATTAAAAACTGGGATGATCTTCGTGATGCAATTATAAATGGATATCCATGTACTACAGCTAGTGATATCGGTTATAGTATGGAACCATCATCTGACGGATTCCATCGCCAGACAGATAGTTGGGGTCATCAAATGTGTGTTATAGGTATTGATGATGGATACAAAAACGGTTCAGATCCTTATGCAATTATCCTCAATAGTTGGGGAGATTGTCATGGTCATCTTAAAGATTTTGATAATGGCGATTCTCTTCCAGTTGGTGTTCTTCGTGTTCGCCGCAAGGACATGGAAAAACATATCAGACAAGAGGAAACATTTGCGTACTCAAACTTTGATGGATTCCCAGAACAGTTAATTGACAAAAAACTTTTCATGCTTATTTAAGGAATTAATATGTCAGACAAAACAGAAGGTTTGCAATATGGTCGTCCAAAAAAAGATGACCCAAGAAAAACACCAGCAAAGCCAGAAGATAAAAAGAAAGGTTCAAAAAAGAACCCTAAAGATTCTGCTAGTAAGCCAAATAAAAACATAAAAATGTCTTCTGACACAGAAGATAAAATTAGAAAATTAATGGAAG